CTATCCCTTCACCGGATCCCGGCCGTAGCCAGGGTTATCTTCAATGGCATCCTGCAGAACCTGAATCGCTTCGCCGTATGGAAGGGTCAGTGCCAGCTTAATCGCCGTTCCGAACGTCTCCGCTACCAGTTCAAACTTCTTCGCCAGGCGGTTCGCTTCCTCGGTCTGTTCCTCAACAGCCTCCATTTCAAACTGGTGCTCCTGCCAGACTTCATCCATAACGTCTTCTTCAACTTCACCGCGCAGCGCTTCTTTAACTTCAAGAACAGGCAGGATGCCAATTAACTCCTCTGCCGGTGCGCTGCTGAATCGCAATGCCAGTTCGTTCGCTGACATAAATCCTCCGGAAAAAAGGCCCGCCACGGGCGACGGGCAAAGAGAACTTTTCCAGTTTAACCAGAACAGGTCATCGACTCCTGTCTGGTTGAGATGGCGGGATTACCATCACGATGCCATGTGCACCTGGCATCAGGCTGGCAACAGCCATTGGTCGAAACTCGATTAAAAATGTAACGCTGGCTGTTGGTCGTCAGCCGATTTGTACGGGTAACACTGTCCTTTCGCGTGCTGCTCTGCGGCAGCTGCTTCACAAACCGCCTCGGTGTTATAAACGCCGAGCATGATGTCTGAACATTCCCCGGTGAGGGCGCAGACGGTAACGATTAAGGCGAAAAGCGAGGTCATGCGTTGAGCTCTGGATTACCTTTCTGCGCCATGAAGTAGCAGAACTTACGGATCAGGACTTCAACGATGTTGAGGCGAATAGCCTGCTGTTTAACGGGATTACGTGCGTAGTCGATCATGGTTATCTCCTTGTTGCCCTTTGCGTCTGGCCGACGGAACGGTAAAGCCTGCTGCGCGATAGTTTTTGTCATCTCATCCGGTGTTTCATATGCCGCCGGCAGCTACTACGTGGGCGTCCTGCCTGGATGACTGAATTTGTGAAATCATTATAGACACGTTACGTGTCTACATGTCAACACAAAAAGTGACAGCAATGGGCGTGCGAAAAGGAGACTTAGCAAAGACGCTAAGAGAGCTATAAAAAAACCGGCTCGAAGCCGGTTCAGAGAGGATTATTCTTCTGCAGGTTTGTATCTGCCTTGGAGGTACTTAGCGACGTAATCGTCAATTTCCCTGAGGCGCACTTCGAAGAGGTCAATCATTTTATCTTGTTCGGTAGAAGGAAGCTGATCAAACAGCAAAAGCAGGCGCCGTTGTTTTTCTGGCAATTCCTGACCTTTGTTCTGCTCATCTCCGAAAAGAATAAAACTAGGCGTGGTATCAAGGTATCTGGCAAGTGTAATGGCGTCATCCACACCAATATTCCTGAGCCCTCCCTCGTAGTTCCCTACTCTTGAGGCAGTAGACCAGCCGCACAGCTTAGACAGCTGCGCCTGGCTTAACTTCTTTCGTTCCCGAAGAGACTTGAGTCTCTCACCAATAATTTCAGCCATCGATTTCATTCCGAAATATTACCACGCTCTGTGGCTAGCGAGGTGACACATTCTGAGGTTGACCTTAGACACAAAACGTGTCTAATATGGCGCATAAAATCTGTGTAGGAGTTAACCGTGAACAACATTGCCTTTGAGCGTCAGAAATTAGGATTGTCGCAATCGCAGCTAGCCGAAGCTCTTGGCTGGGGGCGCTCGCGATTATCTAACTACGAAGCCGATCTTAGAGAGCCCGGGCTGTCTGAATGCAGAACCATCGTTGAAACACTTAACGCTTTAGGAGCGGAGTGCACTCTGGACAGTGTGTTTCCAAGCGATCCCGTCACCAAACAGGAAGGATAATCATGCAATCAGTAGCGTTTGAACATCTTAACCGACTGAAACCCGCTTCGCTGAAAACGGAAAATCAGTATGAACCTCGCCGCAGAGACAACCTACGGCGCCAGGCGATCCTGACAGCCGTTCGTGAGTGGGAGCTTACTCTGCCCGGCCAGGCGCAGGACATTGTTACGCAGCTGGTGGCCGAGCAGTGGGCAAAAGAGGGTGGGCGTGGGATCACTGTGAACAAACAGAACCTTTATCGCTACCTGAAAAACGAAACCAATTCCAGCAAGTACACGGCTTATGTCATGCAACTCGCGGACGCGATCAGCATGGCAATGCCGATTGAGATCGCCAGAAAACATGGCCTCCGTCAGGGTAAAACAGATTTCGAGCTGGTGGCCGACGCAATAAAAGAGTGCGGCGAGCATCACCAGGCGAAGTTACTGGGCCTGCCAACCAAGAAGCAGGCGAAAGAGGGCTTTGAAAACCTTCTTGCCAACGCAGCCCTGCTGCCAGGAGAACTGGCTGGCGTGGTGATTGCTCACCTGCAGGCTCTGGCTCCGCTATTTACGTAATCGAGTTTTGACCAATGACCAATAAATCATCCACGGCAGGAGAGCGGTAATGGCTGGAGACTGGATCAAGATGCGTGCTGATTTGCACACACACCCCAAAGTCGTCCGCATTGCGTCCGCTTTGGATGCGGACAGATTGCGCGTTGTCGGCGCACTTCATGCGACATGGTGTCTGTTTGATGCCCACTCAGTAGATGGAGAGCTAGAAGGTTACTCCCCAAAAACTCTGAACGACATGATCGGATTTGAAGGTTTCGCTCAGGCTCTTATCACTGTCGGCTGGCTTGAGTCGACTGATGTAAGTCTTTGTATGCCAAGATTTTCTGAGCATAACGGGCAGTCCGCAAAACGGCGTGCGCAGGAGGCAGACAGAAAACGAAATGTCCGCAAGTTGTCCGCATCGGATGCAGACAAAAAGCGGACCAGAGAAGAGAAGAGAAGAGAAGATCTAAACCCCTCTCTTAACGAGGGCGCGGAAGAAAAATCGGAAGAGGGTCAGCCCCCAGCGGAGTCAACTGCAGCCCGATACCTTGAGGGTCTGGATGAGCCGATCGGTAAATTCACCATGACCAGGGCGTGGCTGCCATCCAGAGATTTTCGCCAGCGCGCGGCGACGTGGGGAATAGCTTTGCCTGACCCTGATTACCTTGTCACTGAACTCGCTGAGTTCGCGTCGTACTGGGAGTCAGAGGGAAAGATTTTCACCCAGGTTCAGTGGGAGCAAAAATTCGCACGGCACATCGTGCTGGTGAGATCGAAAAAACAACCGGAAACCGGAGGTAACGAGAATGCAGGAGTTCGGAGAGAGCCTACAGCATCCAGGGCTGTTCAGCAGATTCAGTCAGCCCACGCAGAGTGGAGACGCCGCCATGGACTTGATGGCAACGGAAACGGCATGGCGCCTGTGGCAGGTCATGGGGGAAATATTCTCGAACCGGTGGACGCAGAAGAATGGGGCGGAGCCTTCAGCTCTCTGGATAGCCCAGATAGGTTCGATGACTGAAAAGCAAATCAAGCTGGTCTGCCAGCAGTGCATGGAGCGTTGTGCCGCTGGAAACACATGGCCGCCAGATCTCGCTGAGTTTGTATCGCTCGTTTCAGAGAGCGGCGCTAACCACTTCAACCTGACTTCGGAATGTGTGATGTCGGAATACCGCCGCTGGCGTAACGAGTCCTACCGGTACTCAGGCAGCGATAAATACCCATGGTCGCAACCAGTCCTGTATCACATCTGCGTTGAAATGCGCAGAACGGGCGTGGAGCGCCAGATGACAGAGGGGGAACTCAAAAAACTGGCAGAGAAGCTGTTAACAAAATGGAGCAAGCACATCAGTAACGGCCTTTCGGTACCGCCGATACGCCGCCAGCTTGCCGCACCGCAGCACCCGGCAGGGCCAACTCCGGCGCAGCTGCTGATGGAAGAGTACAAACGCCGCAAAGCGGCAGGGTTAACCAACTAAATCGAGTGATGACCAATGACCAAACCATTAACGATGAAAGACCAGGTGGCGATCTTTGTTCGCTACCAGCCGAACTGCGACATCAAGGACGTTGCAGAAGCCCTAGACATGGCAAGCACCACCGCCGGAAAGCACCTGCGTGCGCTGACGGATGAGGGCGTGCTTATCCGCAATCACAACGGAACGCAATACAGTTACACCGTGGCGCCAGGCGCAGAAATTCCTGACGAGGTGCTGCCATGCATGGAACAGAAGGGCGATCCGGCAAAAATTCTCGCTGCTGAAACGAAGGCTAAAGAGCTGGAGAGCAAAGGTCTCTGGCGCCGGGCCGCAACTGTCTACGCCGACATGATGGCGATCGCCTGCAGTTCGCTCGAGGTGGCCCGCTTCGCGCAGTGCCGGGAAAAGTGTCTGCGGCAAGCCAAAAGATAATGAAGGACTACTATTGACTTCACTATTACTTAGCTAAAATCACTAAGTGAAGTATCATGAAAAAAGCTCAGTGCGTAGTGAGACCGAATTCACGAACAGGCATTTTCATTTCGATTATTAATTTAAATAAAACGGCACTAAAAAATTTGATAAAATTTCAACCTGAGGATGAAGTTAAGTTGCCAATATATTAACTGCCCGTAATGATACAATGTCATGCTTAAGTTCAACTATAACGAACTTAAGCATGATATACTTATGAGAATGAAATTCTTGGTGTTGTTAACTATATGAAAGTTATAGATTTATTTTCTGGAGTGGGTGGGCTGAGCTTAGGTGCGGCGAGGGCTGGATTTGAGGTTTCCGCTGCTATTGAGATCGATGAGCATGCAATCGCAACTCACCACGTCAACTTTCCAAACTCACGCCATTTTATGGAAGATGTATCTTTAATAAATGGGCGAGAGTTGCTAAATAGTATTAATATTGATTCTTTGGAGTGTCTGATAGGAGGCCCTCCATGCCAAGGTTTCAGTAGTATCGGTAAAGGCGATATTGAAGACGTAAGGAATGAATTATACTTTCATTTTTTTAGAATTATTAGTGAAATTCAACCATTATGTTTTTTGGCTGAAAATGTTCCCGGCATTATGAATAATAAATACGATCCTATAAGGAGCAAAGCATTCAGTCTCATTGAAAATGATTATTATATATTGCCACCTTTAAAAGTGAAGGCATCAGATTATGGTGCTCCTACCACAAGGACTCGTATTTTTTTTATTGGCTATAAAAAAAGCTTAGGACCAGAACTATTAAGTGTTGAGCATTTCTTACCAAGACAGAATGTCAACCCTATTACTGTTAGAGAAGCGCTAGCAGGTATAGATTTCAATGTCGATTCAAATTGGCAAACTGAAAGTGAAGGTTGGAGAAAAATAAATACAGACTTCAATGGAACATTTTACACAAAATTGTGGGGGGATATTCCATTAGGTGTTGGTGACGAAGAGTCCTTGAGATTGCTTAAGGATAATATTGTCTCGGGGTTTATGGGTACCAAGCATAGCATTGAAATTGAGAAACGCTATGGTAATTTAAAGTTTGGGGAGATGGATCGGATATCCAAGTCGAAAAGACTTGATCCTAACGGTTTTTGTCCGACTCTTAGAGCGGGAACAGGCAAAGAAAAAGGAAGTTTTCAGGCTGTTAGACCAATACATCCCTATCAGTCACGGGTCATTAGTCCTAGGGAAGCTGCAAGATTACAAGGTTTCCCTGATTGGTTCAGATTTCATAATACCAAATGGCACAGTTTTAGGCAGATAGGTAACAGCGTATGCCCATTAGTTGCAGAAGCAATGCTGTTACCATTAGCAAATTTTTGTACTGTAAATAGTCAGAACTGCACCTTAGAAAACCAAGGTATAGCTCTTTGATATTCAATAAACGTCTTTAATTGGTTTATTGTTTTGGGTTCTGTCTCAGAGAGATAGAACCCCATAGCTGCTATGATTTCCTCGGGAGAACTATCAGGTAATTTTGATTCGATTTCAAATCTTTCTTTTAAAGACATGGTGGGAATACTAATGTTTCTAGGTTTTTCCCATGTTTTATCAATAAAAGGCCAATGATCCAAGCGGCTTTTCTTGAAAAAACGCCTAGTCTTTGATTCATCAGATTCTAATATAATTCCAGTTGCGGTTAACATGGTTTGGCCATCGGCGTAAATAAATGATGACAACGGCTGGATGAAAACATCGCTTCTTGTGGACAAACCTCTATGCATAGCCTTCCTTATAGCATGCAATAAAGTTGTAGGATATTGCTTTGTTTTTGTGTGATCCGGTTCAATTGGATACGGGGCATATCTGTCAAGAATAGAACTCAAATTCGCAGCCCTATACTCATGCGGTGTAGATGAATAAGGGGCATTGCTATCGCGGCCAAGAGTTTCAGAATGAGCATTTACCGTTACTTTTATAATATCAAAAGCGTTGAGTTTATTGCAAAGTAACTCGATTTCACCAAGTTGGTCATTCAGCATTGAAGGGAGAGTATAATCTAGCCACACAATATGCCGGGTACGTTTTTTAAAATTGTAGTTAGTTAAAAAGTTTTGACTGGTTTGAGGTTTAGAACCGATATCAATACAGGAATTAGGCATGTTAAATTTTTGCCGCTTATGGGTGTTTTCAACCAATTCAAGCGATATCATTTTATTGATTTTTAATACGCTGTGCATCACTTTAAAATCTTCAAGGAATGGACCCCCAAACCCGGCGTAGACATAATCTGATATGTTTTTACAGTTATTTACCTTAGTAAGTAGATCTATAAAGAGGTTTCGATCAACAGCTTTATTATGCCTAAGATGATAGGGTATGCTATTTCCATTACTCATTTTCTGATGCCTCTTTCAGCATTTTTTCAAATGTTTTACGTCCTACATCCACTGCCGGTATATTTACATCATCAAATAAATACTCTGCAACTTGGTTAAATTCATCTAATTCAACACTATATTTTATCATTTTCGTTTTGGTTGAAATTTTTGGCAACGGTAATGTAGGTTTATAAATCTTGCCACCAAATGGTTTCGGGTTGGTTTTGAGTTCTTTTTTTGGTATTAAGTCGATTAATTCACTCGATGTAGCAGGTAATGATTTGTTACTCATAGATTTAATAGTATTATTGCTATTACCGTAAGATTTCCATTTGTTGGTAAAATGAATAAAAGTTTTTAGACCATCGCGCATATAGTCTTTCACCGCTAAATATAAGTCAGAATTACCATCAATTCCTCTTTTAGTAGTGGTGACGGGCAATAAACTAGCATCATTGGAGGTAAATTTGACTACACCAGCAATACCGATGAACTGGGTATGGTAAGCAGGAACGCCGGCTTCACCCCAGCCTGTAAGTCGTGTTTTATCGGCATAAATCACTACACGATCATTACATATAACTGTCCATCCTGCCTTTTCGCTTGAAGTTTTTGATTCCAAATACTCTTCGTCTTCATTATCAGTTGTTAGATCTCGATAAAAACCAACAGAAAGCTCAATTTTTACGCCATTTTGCTCATTGGTATAGATATAGGGAGTTATGCCATCACCATTTTTGAAGGCACTCTCATTAAATAACAATGAAGTCAAGCTTGGTTTTATTTCTTGACCATTAAGACTGATTTTAAAACCTTTGTTTATTACTATCGCAAAATGGTTCGAAATAATGTTCATAAGATCTGATTGGAATACATGTTTATCGTCCAACAGCTTAGAAATACCATCCCTTATTTTAGTGATGTGTATTCTTGTACCATTTTGACTCAAGTCGGTTGATTTTCTTGTTAGTGGCAAATGCCAGTTGTGATCATCGCTTAGCCATTGAGGGGTTATTTCTACCTCATATTCATCCTGATCAGTTTTAGTTGATACAATTGAATGGGCTCCCATTTTGAACATGGCCCTTTTCATACCGATACCGTAAACACCTATGGTTGGAATGTTGCGTTCTTTACCAAAATTTGTGTTGCCAAGTCTGAAAGCCTCTTCCGCGGCGCGCTTCGCTGAAATACCACCGCAGTTATCTTCAATTATAAATGTATCTTTATCCATAGTAAGATTAGCAAAGAAACCATTGTATTTTTTATCATTATTGAGATTTTTTTCAGATATGGATCTCATTGCACCATCTAGACAGTTGTCAACAAGATCTAAAATTGCATCCGTTAGTTCGATATCTCTTGTTAGCATATCTACGAAGAATTTTTTTGCTGGTGAAGCATTTACAGGATTGGTATTCAATTAATTTCCCTTAATAAACAAATTATAACATTGCAAGAATAAAATACATTACTATCTATGTGACTTTTCATCCATATGTTTTTTTTGATATTAATGCAAGCATTTAGAGTGCCTTGCTGCAACTTATTGTTTGTAAAGGTTTTTATCCAATTTCAACCGTTTGGATTATGCCATTTGCTTGCCTATACAGAGAGGTATCTGACATACGCTTATTAACGTGGCTTAATCATGTTGCTTTAGGAAGTTTACATTAATAGCTTATGTGGTGTGAAATTTTCCTAGACATCAATTGGTTAAAAGACATACAAAAGCAACAAATACCGATATGACACGATATGTCACCGACGCCATATTCTTCAGAATTCTAATCAAACCTTAACCATCATTATTACCTCAATAAAAAGTGTAAAGTAGCTACAGCAAGATTTATTTCAACAAAAACAATAGCATGTGTTTTAGTTTGAATAAATTTTGTGTGATTTATCAACTAATCACAAGGTCATTTCACTGTTTATTCATACAGTGTTTTGTTGTATTGTTTAGACGCTACAGGAAAAAATGAATTTTTCTTCCGGCGAACCTATTAGGAAATTTGCGCCGTTTGTTATTTTGGCTCTGTGAACAGGATTTCTCCCCGCCGGGAGAGGGTATTTGTGGATAGCAAAGTGAGGGGGTTTCGTGAGTGATAGTGAGGCACAGCAAAAGGGTTGGTACGATTTGGTGCGTCGTGACGATGGACTGGTTATGGCGTCATATCAATATGGTCCTGAGGACCGCGTACTGTTTTACCGATACGGCGATAAATTTAGTTGTAGGCCTATGGCTCCTGATGAGCTGATCGGCGATTTATCGATGTTCACCCAGATGCTCGTCAAGGCAGGTTACCGCCCCTCATCCCTTTCTGATATAGTCACCTCGTCAGCCTGAACAACTGACAGCCTGCTGCGCCACTGGAGAGATACCATGGCGCAAAAACCTTCCAAACAAGCACTTAAACTGGTTCCTTCCGGATTCAGCGATTTCTTTTTGCCCGCGCTCGAACAGGTGACGGCATGAAGAAAACCAGCTTCATTCACACACAGCTCACAACGAAAGAAGTGGACGAACTCGAGGCCCGCTATCGCGCCAATGGCGTGCGCACAGTGCGAAGCCTTGATGTCGATCTCATCCACTGGACGCTCACCGCTTATCTGCCTCAGGCCAACAGAGCCCCGCGCCAGGATAAAACCTTCCAGCAAAAGCTCTGGAGGGAAGCGTGAAGACCTACAACATCACTCCGATGGGCAAACCCAGGATGACGCGCGCTGATAAGTGGAAGAAACGCCCGGAGGTTCTCCGGTACCGCGCGTTCTGCGATCACGTTCGGCTGCTGGGCGTCGAGCTACCGGAAGCAGGCGCACACATTACGTTTATCCTCCCGATGCCACAGAGCTGGAGCAAGAAGAAGCGCCAGGAGATGACGGGGAAACCCCATCAGCAGAAGCCAGACAAAGATAACCTCGAGAAAGCCCTGATGGATGCCATCTATGCGGATGACGCCCATATCTGGGATTCCCGCGTGACGAAGCGCTGGGGTGAGGTAGGGCAGATCATCATCGGGGAGATCGCCTGATGCGCGCCTTGCTGAAACCGGTTATTGCCCGGGAGCTGGGCGTTGTGCTGCTGAAGCCCGGCAGCGAGCTGATGCCCATGTTCATTTCAGGGCGCGTGCTGGTGGAGAGCCAGCCTGCCAGCATGGCCAGCTTTGAGACCGGGCGAGTTCCCGATCTGCGGCAACCGCTGGCGGCCAACCCGGCGCTGCGTCCGTTCTTCCTCCACGAAAAGGTGATCACCGCTGCTGGTGGGCTGGCTGGCCTGGAATACTGGTTATTGCGCCACGGCGGCGGCACCTGCCAGTACCAGCACAGCGATTACCACTATCACGAACTGACCACCATGCGGCACGAGCCCGGCGCGATCCTTCTCTGTGGCCACTGCGACAACCGGCTGCGCGAGCAGTACACCGAACGTCTGGCGGAGCTGGCGCGTCAGAACGTCATCGACTGGGTGCTGGATATCGCTCGTGTAGCGCTGGCGCTCGACAAAGCCCGTGAACTATCACTGGCTGAATTGTGCTGGTGGGCTGTTCGTGCCGCTGTCACCGACGCGCTGCCTGAATCCGTTGCCCGCGAGGCATTGCGCCTGCCGGCGGAGAAACAAACGTACCGTGAGAGCGAGATAGTACCGTCGGTACCGGCCACCAGCATCATCGCCGACAAGGCCCGCGCGCTACCTGCAGCACCTGCAGGCGCACCACCAGCCATTAAGCCAGTCGTGGGCGTACTGGTGGATCCCGAGTCCCCGCAGACCCTGATGAAGCGGCCAAAGCGGACCCGCTGGGACAAACCCAAATATCTGGCATGGGTTAAGACGCAGCCTTGCGAGTGCTGCGGCAGGCCGTCAGATGATCCACACCATCTAATCGGCTGGGGCCAGGGAGGCATGGGAACGAAGGCGCACGACAGTCTCGTGATCCCCCTGTGCCGCCAGCACCATACCGAACTACATAACGATCCGGTGAAATTCGAGCGTAAGCACGGTACTCAGCCGGAAATGATAATCAGAGTGCTGGACCGGGCCTTTGCGCTCGGCGTTCTGGCTTAAGGAGCAGTACAGGATGACACCACGTCAACGCCGCATTCATATCGAAGGTCTGGGTAAAGCAGCTGCAGCGCCGAGAAAAAGTTACCTTGGGAAGTTCACACCATTGAAGAGCGTCCAGTCTGCCTGGATCAAATCTCTGCTGACGGTCTGGGGAGAATGCGTCGGCGGGAAAACCCGTGCGCAATACCGCCTGGAGAACTGCAGCCAGTTCTGGTCTGAGGTCAAGCAATCGGAGTGGTCGGACAGTCAGCTATCGCGTATCACTGAGGCGCTGGGGCAGGCAAGGGAAGAGGGGTTCCGTGGCGTACAGGCAGCATTGCGCGCCCGGTCCATTCTGTGGCCGGTAACACTGTCTGAACTGATAGAAGAGAGCGAGCGCCATGATGATGCCGACTTTATCGAACAGATCATGCTGAACACCTTCGACCAGCGCGATCCGGTTTATGTGGTCGGCCTGCAGTTTTACACCACCCGCAAGAAGATATCTGACATCACCCGGGAGTTGCAGCACGTAGCCCCCTGGCTTACTGACGGAGAAGCGCGTAAGCGGGTGCGCTGGTGCCTTGAAATCTTCCAGGCGAAGGTATTTCTGGCTGTTCGCCGACAGATAGAAGCCGGTCAAAAGTGAGATGTATGTTAAATATTTTTCAAATAGAGTTGAAAACGGGCCAGAAAAATGAATAATCCATTCATGCTTGGCAGAGCTGCGCCACGATGGCAGCGTCGAAAAGCCTAAACAAACAAATCCTGAAACCTCGCTCCGGCGGGGTTTTTCCTTTTCTGAGGTCACCGTTTGGTGGCCTTTTCTATTTCAGGCTCCCGGAACCCCCATCACTCGTCTCGTCGTTAATTCATCCGGAGAGCCTGATCTCCCTCTGATATGGAAACCATATGTCCGAACCACTTTCCGGCAGCGCCACGGCGCATGCTGCGGTTACGACTGTCACCTTTGCTGGATTCTGGGCAAACACTGAGGCTGGCGTAATCCTTGGGGCGCTGGCCGGGGCGCTTATCTACGTTCTCACGTCCCACAACCTCAGCATTCTTGAACGTTGCCTGTACGGTGTTGCTGCCTTCATCTCTGGCATCCTCGGGGCGGCGACCGCCACACGGGTAATCAACAAGGTCATTGGTAATTTTGTGCCAGGCATCGACGGTGCGGGAATTCCTGAATCTCTCGGCGCCATGGTCTCGGCGGCATCGGCGATCACCATCGTTCTTGCCCTCAAAAAGCGCGCTGAGAAGAAGGCGGCTGAGGAGGGGAAATGATTCTGACTCCATTCGTACTGCTTCAACTGCATGCGGTGGTCGCATTGATTACGGGCCTGCTAATTGCTGGCTTCAACCGTGGCGACCGCAAGCATAAACGTCATTTCTCGGCGCTGGCATATCTGCTGGCGCTGGCGTTCTTCTCGATCCCCATCCGTATCTGGGTTGGTGATTACCTCTACATCGACCGCTCAGAGCTGGTGGTCAACATCGGGTTTCTGATTGTGATGCTCCTCTCCCGGGGGAACATCACAGGCAAAAGGAGCTGACAGTGAATCAACAGCAATTCGAAAAGGCAGCTGGTGTAAGTGCCGGGCTGGCTTCGCGCTGGTATCCGCATATCGATGCGGCAATGAAAGAGTTCGGCATCACCGCAGTTAACGATCGGGCCATGTTCATCGCGCAGCTGGGCCACGAATCGGCAGGCTTTACCTCGCTGGTGGAGAGCTTCAACTATTCGGTCGACGGCCTGAAGAAAACCTTCGGTAAACGCCTGACGCCTTACCAGTGCGAGATGCTGGGCCGGGTTGACGGTAAGCAGAACGCCCACCAGCCGCAGATTGCTAACCTGGTATACGGCGGCCGCATGGGGAACGTCTTCGAGGGCGACGGCTGGAAATATCGTGGCCGTGGTCTGCTGCAGATCACCGGGCGTGAGAACTACACCAAATGCGGCACTGCCTTGAAGCTGGATCTGGTGAGCACTCCTGAGCTGCTAGTGCAGGAACGACACGCTGCCCGGTCGGCGGCCTGGTTCTTTGCGTTACGCGGCTGCCTGCTGTATTCCGGCGACATCGTGCGGGTCACGCAGATCATCAACGGTGGGCAGAATGGGCTGGCTGACCGCAAAGTACGTTACAGCCGGGCGCTGGCGGCGCTGTCATGAAGCTGCGTTATGTTCTGCTGGCGCTGGTGGTCATTGTCTCGGTTACCGGGGCGCTCGCCTGGCGTTCTGGCTGGAGTGCGCACGCTGACCATATCAACGCGCTGGCGGCAAAGAAGAAGGAAAAAGCCGAGAAGGCCATCCAGCCGGTTGAAGAGAAAGCCGCCGTGGCCACCGCCGAGTCCAAAGTGATTTACCGAACCATTACCCGCGACGTGGTGAAATATGTTCAGTCTCCGGATCGTATTGTGTGCCAGTTTGACGATGATGCTGTGCAGCTGCGCCAGCGTGCAATCGACGCTGCCAACTCCATCAGCGGATTTGATGCAGGCGCCGTGCAGGGGAAGTAACGCTGGCACCAACAGCGATGACGATCTGCAGGCTGATATTGAAACCGCCCAATGCCTGCGCCAGCTGCGCCTTGACAAGTACCGCTGGCAGGCCTGGTACAACGCTGTGAAATGAATATCCGGACTCCCAATAGCAAAATACATATGTGGGTTGGCTTAAAAAATATCTTCATGCAAAAAAGCAGAGCAATATGCTATAGCGGAAGCATATATGCCAATATATGTTCCATCCTGCGGTATAAATACAACCATTCCTTTTTTTTGAGTTTTTATTTTTTTTTAACGTATAGACTCAACCCACCTTATCTGAATAGTCATTCAGACTGGTGTATCGGTTAGCATTCAGTCCTTGCTCTCCCGGGTGGCTCCGGAGCATCAAGACTTGAACGATGAGCGGTACTTATAAAGGCCATGCATTTGCATGGCCTTTTCTAAAAATTAGCGTTTAGCGATGTCAAAAACACGTTTGCCTTAAGACAGACGTATGACGGGATTGAGGCAAATCTATGAAAAAGGTTCTGGTCTTCTTTAATTCAAGCCCTGCAGAGGTCGTTGAGACTCTGGAGGGTGTTACTACGATTGCGAGAAATTATCCTGGTGGCGAAGAAATGCATTTGCCAATATCACTTGCAGGCATTCACTCAATTACGGGCGATCAGATTGAAATATATGTCGCTTCTGACAGGGAGCTTTCGCGTGATGAAGTTGTAAATGCAGTGAATAAATTTCTGTAAAGTAGTTGAAACCTGGCTTTAAAAAGAAATTTTGTGTTGCAAGCGAGCTTTTACGGAAATGAAACAGGTTGGTGAGAATATTTCCGCTAACATCAAACTATGGTGAATCCCCCTAAGCGGTGGGGCTAATTAACCTGATGACTCTTCTTCACTGGCGCTCATCGTGAAAGTCTGAAGCAGCGGGTCACGGGTGGTTAACCCAAAGGCTCACCGGGAGGCACCCGGCACCATATGCCAAAAGCCCCTGTAAAAATTCAGGGGCTTTTTTTTGCCATTATTATGCGCAGTGACATCATAACGTCGAAATTTAACCTTAAGGATGTGGCTTAACGAGAATAAAAAATTGCCCTCTTCTTGAGGGCAAACGAGTCTACTTACTGTTCGTTCTTATGATTGAACTACACAACGTGGTATCAGTGCTCTTTCCTCCTGTAGATCCCCCTGTTGTTACAGGAGCCCTACCTCTAACTCCTTTTAATGCTGGCAAATAAGCTGTCAACAACAAGCGACCGCCTCTGGCTTTAAGACTAATCTCAATCGCGTGTACCCGAAATCAGTATTGCTCAACACCCTCATTAAGCCATTGGCATTAGCTGGTGGTTTTTTATTGCCATCACCGTGGGAAGCCCCATCGTAATGGCTGTAGCGGATAAATCGGGAATATACCCTATCGGGGATAAAAACAAGCCTCGCCGTGTCGGGGCTTTTTTATGAACTCTTATAGGTAAATCAAAATGGCAAAGAACTATTATCAAGACGGCAATACGATGGACTGGCACAACGGGACAACAAAGGCTGTGTTGTCGGGTCAGCCGGTCATTGTCGGTGCGATTATCGGCATAGCCCAGCATGATGTTGCAGTGGACTCAGACGGTGAGTTGATGATGACCGGTGTGTTTGTATTGCCGAAGGTTGCAGGTGAGACATGGCAGCGTGGCGCTCGCCTCTGGCTGACGAAGGATGGCAAGCTAACCAGCAGCCAGAAGGACGGGACGGATGATAATGCCCTGGCTGGTACTGCATGGATCACCACCAATCCAAACGACCCAGAGGGGCGCGTCCGCCTTGGCTTCTGACACGAAAAAATGGCGTAAATGGACGTTTAGACGTCTAAATAATGCCATTTTGTCATTAAGTGATAATCATTATCGTTTGGGTCCTCCCGGAGGGGTGGCCTGCCACGAGGCGGCGGGCACGCGGAAAACGGCTAGTTTTCGTGATCCAGGGTCATCATCATCATGTGCATAACTGTATGATTTTTATCAATGCCATTTTGCAATGATGTCGAATCGTTCAAAAAGTGTTCACCATCATGGACCAGGAGCTCTCCACCCTGAAGCTGAATATCAATCAGCTGGCAGGGATCACCGGCGTTCATCGCCAGACCGTTGCCGCCAGGCTTAAGCAAGTCGAGCCTGCACTGGGCAGCAACAACAAACTCAAACTCTATCTCATCACCGATGTGCTGACCGAGCTGATGGCGCCCGTCGTCGCGTCCAGCGCCGAAGATATGACGCCCTCGGACAGGCTCGCCCACTGGAAAGCGGAAAACGAGCGGCTCAAATTCGAGCAGGATACCGGTCAGTTAATCCCGGCTGATGAGGTGGCCCGTGAATTTTCTGTCATGGCAAAAGCTGTGGTGCAGGTGCTGGAAACGCTGCCGGATATTCTGGAGCGTGACTGCGCGCTTAACCCCGCAGCTGTCAGCCGCGTGCAGAGTGTGATTGACGATCTTCGCGACCAGATTGCGCAGCGCGTGCTGGACGCAGAACCGGAGGAGGATGAGCCAGAGGAGGACTGATGGCGAAGCGGGCATCTGCCCGGGGGATCCGAAAGGATGTCCCTGGAATACTTCGTGCCCCACGCCGCATGCTGGTGGCCGATGCAGTCAGTAAATTTATGCGCGTGCCAATGGGTGCCGGTAACTCCGTTCCCTGGGATCCGAACCTGGCTCCGTATGTACTCGAGCCAATGAACTGCCTGGCGTCGCGCGAGTATGACGCAGTGGTGTTTGTCGGCCCGGCGCGAACCGGGAAGACGATTGGCCTGATTGATGGGTGGGTAGTTTATAACGTGGTCTGCGACCCGTCTGACATGCTGATCATTCAGATGACAGAGGAAAAGGCCCGCGAGCACTCGAAGAAACGACTGGATCGCACGTTCCGTTGCAGTCCGGAAGTGGCAACCCGTCTGAGTCCCCGCAGGAACGATAATAACGTTTACGACAGGACATTCAGGGCGGGTAACTATCTCAAGATAGGCTGGCCGTCGGTCAATATCATGTCCTCGTCGGATTACAAGTGCGTCGCCCTGACCGATTATGACCGCTTCCCGGAGGATATCGACGGGGAAGGTGATGCATTTTCCCTGGCCTCCAAGCGTACCACCACGTTTATGTCGTCCGGCATGACGCTGGTGGAGAGTTCCCCAGGCCGGGACATCCGCGATACGAAGTGGCGCCGGAGCTCGGCGCATGAAGCCCCGCCAACAACCGGCATTCTGTCACTGTACAACCGCGGCGACCGCCGGCGCTGGTACTGGCCATGTCCGCATTGTGGTGAGTTTTTCCAGCCTGAGATGACGGCGATGACCGGTTACCGGGAAATCAGCGATCCGGTAAAGGCCAGCGAAGCGGCCTGCATCCATTGCCCTTCCTGCTCCGGGGTGATCACCGCCGACCAGAAACGTTCCCTGAATATGAAAGGTGTCTGGCTGCGTGAGGATCAGCAGATCGACAGCAGCGGAACAATAACGGGCACCGGGCGGCGGTCGCGTATCGCATCGTTCTGGATGGAAGGCCCGGCAGCTGCATATCAGACCTGGGCCCAACTGGTTTACAAACTGCTGACCGCTGAACAGGAGTACGAGGCGACCGGCAGCGAAGAAACGCTGAAGACGGTCATTAACACCGACTGGGGACTCCCGTATCTCCCGCGCTCAAGTATTGAGCAACGCAAAGGTGACGAACTGCTGCAGCGCGCCGAACCGGTTGAACGGCGGCGCGTGCCTGCTGGCGTCAACTTCCTGGTGGCGACCGTCGATGTTCAGGGCGGTAAAAACCGGCGATTTGTGGTGCAGGTTGTTGGCTACGGCGCCCACGGCGAGCGGTGGGTGGTTGACCGGTACAACATCATGCAGTCGATGCGCACCACGCCCGATGGTGAAAGCTACCACATCGATCCTGCCAGCTACCCGGAGGACTGGGATCTGCTGCGCACCGATGTGCTGGAGAAAACCTGGGCGCTTGATGGCGAACCGGGCAAGCGAATGAGCCTCATGGCCATGGCCGTCGACTCCGGTGGTGAAGATGGCGTTACCGACAATGCCTATGAGTTCTGGCGGCGCTGTCGCCGTGACGGTCTGCAGCGCAAAGTCTGGCTTTTCAAGGGTGACAGCCAGACCCGGGCGAAGCTGATTACCAAAACCTACCCGGATAACACCGGGCGTTCTGCCCGGCGCGCGAAGGCGGCCGGTGATGTCCCTCTCTACCTTCTCCAGACCAACGCACTGAAAGACCGGATCAATAACGCGCTGTGGCGCGATGTGCCGGGGCCGAACTACGTGCATTTCCCTGACTGGCTGGGAGGGTGGTTTTACGACGAACTGACCTATGAGGAGCGATCAGCTGATGGGAAATGGACGAAGCCTGGTAAGGGGGCTAACGAAGCGTTTGACCTTATGGTTTACGCGCATGCCCTGGTCATTCTTCATGGTTACGAAAAAATTAAGTGGCCTGATGCGCCTGTGTGGGCGCGCCGGGAGAGTTATCTGGTGGTTGAGCCATCGCCAGACGCGCCTCCAGTGGCACCGCCGCCGGTTGCAAAACCGCCAGTATCAGAGCCAAAGGCTACGAAGCCAGCCCGTGAATCGGCATGGTCATCATCATCAGGAGGCTGGGTGTGAATCTCAATGATATTCAGGACATGGTCCGCCGTTATACCGAAGCGGAAATGGCGGTCCTGCAGGGCAAGTCCATCACGTTTAATGGTCAGCAGATGACCATGGAGAACCTGAGTGAGATCCGGAAGGGCCGCCAGGAGTGGGAGCGAAAAGAGGCTGCTGCCGCGGCTGCCGCAACGGGCAGGGGTGGCTCGTTTAAACTGGCGAGGTTCCCGCGATGAGCGCCCTGGATAATCTGATAGGCATGTTTTCCCCGGGCTGGAAAGCGGAGCGCCTGAAGTCGCGCCTGATGATCCAGGCATATGAGGCTGTCATTCCTACCCGGACGCACCGGGCAAAACGCGAAAACCGCTCCGCGAATCAGTTGACGCAATTCGGCGGGCGATCGCTGCGCGAACAAGCCCGGTGGCTCGACTGTAACCACGATCTGGTGATCGGCATCCTTGATAAACTCGAAGAGCGCATTGTGGGGGCAAAAGGCATCATCGTGGAGCCGCAGCCCCTGATGAGTAACGGGGGCATCGCTACTGACCTTGCTACACAGATCCGCGCCAAATGGACGGAGTGGTCCGTTTCTCCCGATGTTACCGGGCAGTTCACCCGACCAGTGCTTGAGCGCCTGATGTGCCGGACCTGGTTACGTGACGGCGAGGTGTTCGCGCAGCTGGTCAGTGGCACCGGGAACGGTCTGTCGCCTGTGGCAGACATTCCTTTCTGGATTGAGGCGCTGGAACCGGATTTTGTGCCGATGGAGCGGACAGAGCCGGGTCAGAAGTTGTGCCAGGGCATTTACCTGAATGACTGGGGCCGCCCGACCCGATACATGGTCTACAAAAACCTGCCGGCGGAAGGCATGCGCCAGGGAGATACCAAGGATATTCAGGCGGAGAACATGCTTCACCTGAAGTTCATGCGCCGCCTGCATCAAATCCGGGGTAACTCACTGCTTGCCGGGGTGCTGATGCGTCTTTCGGCGCTGAAGGAGTACGAGGACGCTGAACTGACTGCTGCCCGCATTGCAGCGGCACTGGGCATGTTCATCAAGAAAGGCGATGGTCAATCCTATCCGGAAGATAGTGCGCAGGGCTCCCGGGAGCTGAACATTGAACCCGGCATGCTGTTTGACGATCTCCGCCCGGGTGAAGACATCGGCATGATCAAGTCAGACCGACCAAATCCCAACCTCGAAACTTTCCGTAACGGGCAGCTCCGTGCTGTGGCTGCCGGTTCGCGCGGTAGCTTCTCCAGTATTGCCCGCAACTATGACGGGACATACAGTGCGCAGCGCCAGGAGCTGGTGGAGTCAACCGAAGGCTATTTCATTCTTCAGGACGCATTCATCGCTGCGATCACACGACCTATGTACCGGGCCTGGCTCAGGATGGCGATTGCTTCAGGCGAGATCACGGTCCCGAAAAATGTCGATAAAGCCACGCTCTTTAGCGCCGTGTTCTCCGGGCCCGTTATGCCCTGGATTGACCCGGTCAAAGAGGCGAACGCCTGGAAAATTCTGCTGCGTGGCGGTGCTGCGACAGAGAGTGAATGGGTGCGCGCCCGCGGCGCAAATCCTGATGATGTTAAGCGCCGCCGTAAGGCGGAGGTTGACGAGAACCGTAAACAGGGGCTGGTGTTTGATACCGACCCGGCAAATGACAAAGGAGACACTCGTGTCCAGGAAGAAAAACCGGGTAAAGAACCGCCCGAAAGCCCAGGCAAAAAATAGCTGGTTCCGTATGCAGGCCAGTTCGGAAAACGAAGCTGAGATCTATATCTACGACGAGATCGGCTACTGGGGGGTAACGGCGAAGCAGTTCGTCGCAAACCTTAAGGCGCTGGGCGACGTCACTCACATCAAACTGCATATCAACTCCCCTGGTGGCGATGTCTTTGACGGTATCGCCATTTTTAATGCCCTGAAATTCCACGGCGCGGCGATCACCGTTTATATCGACGGTCTGGCTGCCTCAATGGCATCAGTTATCGCCATGGTAGGAAACCCGGTCATCATGCCGGAAAACACCATGATGATGATCCACAAGCCGTGGGGTTTTGCGGGTGGTGATGCTGATGACATGCGCGACTATGCCGACCTGCTCGACAAAGTGGAGTCGGTGTTGATCCCGGCATACGCGCAGAAGACGGGCAAAAGCACCGAAGAAATTGCGGCAATGCTGGAGGATGAGACCTGGCTCTCCGGCACTGAATGTCTGGAGCTGGGCTTCGCTGACCAGGTCACACCATCCTTGCAGGCAATGGCCTGCATCCATTCGAAACGTATTGAGGAATTTGAAAAGATGCCAAACAGCATTCGCAACATGGTCACCCCGCCGCGCAATACCGCTACGCGCGAAACACAGCAGCCAACTGCCACCCAGCCGGCTCCGGCGGCAGGTGCCAGCGAAACAGATATCCGTGCGCAGGTTATTGCGGAGCAAAAGGCACGCGTGAACGGTATTCAGGATCTCTTCGCCATGTTCGGCGGAAAGCATCAGGAACTGCAGGCTAAATGTATTGCCGATCCAGAGTGCTCGGTCAGCCAGGCGAAAGATGTTCTTCTGGCAGAGCTCGGTAAAAATGCCACGCCGTCCAACACCACTACGCAGGGGCAGGCCCATGTGTATGCCGGGAACGGTAACTTTGTTGGCGACGGGATCCGCCAGGCGCTGATGGCGCGTGCCGGTTATGAAAATGTTGAGCGTGACAACGTCTATAACGGTATGACGCTGCGCGAATACGCCCGCATGTCCCTGACCGAGCGCGGCATCGGGGTCTCCAGTTACAACCCGATGCAGATGGTTGGTTTTGCGCTGACGCACAGCAACTCCGATTTTGGCAATATCCTGCTCGATGTCGCCAACAAAGCGCTGTTGCAGGGCTGGGATGAAGCGGCAGAGACCTTTGAACTCTGGACCAAAAAAGGCCAGCTGTCTGACTTCAAAACGGCGCATCGCGTCGGCATGGGCGGCTTCCCGTCCCTGCGTCAGGTGCGAGAGGGCGCGGAGTATAAGTACATCACGACGCAGGATAAGGGTGAAACCATCGCGCTGGCCACTTACGGTGAGATCTTCTCCATCACCCGCCAGGCCATTATCAACGATGACCTGAACCAGCTGACTGACGTTCCGATGAAGATGGGCCGCGCTGCGAAAGCGACAATCGGTGACCTGGTCTACGCCGTGCTGACCGGTAACGGGAAACTTTCAGATGGCAAGGCGCTCTTCCATGCTGACCATGCCAACCTTTCAGCTGGCGCCATCAGCGTTGACAGCCTGGATAAGGCCCGCCAGAACATGCGCAAGCAGAAAGAGGGCGAGCGCGCCCTGAACATTCGTCCGGCCTACATGCTGGTTCCGGTGGGTCTGGAAACATTAGCCAGCCAGACCATTAAGTCAGCAAGCGTGAAAGGGGCTGATATCAATGCCGGCGTGGTGAACCCGCTGCAGAACTTTGCCGAAGTGATCGCAGAAGCGCGTCTGGATGACGCCGACCCGGCGGCCTGGTATCTGGCTGCCGCACAGGGCACCGATACCATCGAAGTGGCGTACCTCAATGGCATTGATGCCCCGTACATCGACCAGCAGGAAGGTTTCACCACTGATGGTGTTGCGACGAAAGTCCGCATCGATGCCGGTGTGGCGCCGCTGGATTATCGCGGTCTGGCGAAATCATCCGGTAAGTAATCACCCCGACATTGAACCGGCCCGTAAGGGCTTTTTTTATATCTGCAACATGGCCCCGGCAGGGGCCATACGGAGAGCTCATGAAGAATTTCGTACAGGATGGTCACACTATCGATTTGACCAACTCGGGGTCGGCGGTGATCGCCAGTGGCACGCCGGTTGCCGTGGGGGATGTTCTGGCGATCGCTATCGCTGATATTGCCGTCGGCGAAACTGGTACGGGCCTCACCAGTGGCGTCGTTCAGTTGCCGAAGCTGGCGGCGGATGATATCGCCCAGGGCAAGACCGTGTACTTCAAAAGCGGGAAAGTGCAACTGGAGGCCACCGGCGCGACACCGGCCGGGAAAGCCTGGCAGGCTGCCGGTGCGAACGTCGCCGCCGTACTGGTTAAGCTCAATGGCTAACCCCTTCGACGCGATGGTGGCCCGTATGGACGCGGCCACCGTCAATCTGATGGCGGATAAGGTCACGATCAACGGTGCCAGTTTTGATGCTGTAGAAAGCCAGTTTGTCGCAGAAATGGGGCCGCTGGTGGGGGATGGCCTGTCACTGGTGGTGTTCTCCCCGGCAGTGTCGCCACGCAAAGGCGATGCCATTCACTGGAAAGGCCAGGACTACACCGTTACCCGTAAGCAGTTGTTCAACGGTAAGCCACAGATCTGGATTGAGTAATGGAGGCTCTATGTCCATTAAAGGGCTCGAACAGGCGATCGCTAACCTGGAAAGCATCAGCAAAACCGCTGTGCCACGTGCATCCTCTCAGGCGGTGAACCGTGTGGCCACCCGGGCCATCTCCCGCAGCACCCGTCAGGTTGCGAAGGAAACCCGGGTGCAGCGAAAACTCGTCAATCAGCGTGCACGCCTGAAGAAAGCCACGGTACGTAAACCGCAGGCCACTATTCGGGTCAACCGGGGCAACCTCCCGGCGATCAAGCTGGGCGTGGCCAGCGTGCGTCTTTCCCGGCGAAAACGTGACAAGGCCGGTGTCCGAAGCGTTCTGGTCATCGGGCGGTTTCGCTTCCCGGGCGGATTCATTCAGCAGCTCAAAAACGGGCGCTGGCATGTCCTGCGGAGAACCACCAAAAGCCGCTACCCGCTCGAGGTGGTGAGCATTCCTCTGGCAGCGCCACTGACTGAGGCCTTTAAACAGGAAAGCACCCGCCTGACTGCCACCGATCTTCCAAAAGAACTCTCAGCGGCTTTACGCAACCAACTGAGGATAATTCTGACCAAATGAAACATCCCCTGATCCGCCAGGCGGTGCTGGATGCCCTGAAAGCGGGCGTTACTGACCCTGTCACGTGGTCTGACGGCCGTCCCGCTGTACTTGAGTCCGAAGATCTCCCGGCTGTCGCCGTCTATATCACTGACGCGCAGTCCACGGAGGAATCAATCGACGAAGATATCTGGCGCGCCACGCTTCATATCGAGGTGTTCCTGAAAGCGAGCGAAACGGATACCGCGCTCGATACCTGGATGGAAAGCAAAATCTATCCACAGCTCAATGCACTCCCCGGCCTTACCCCCTTAATCGAAACCATGTCTGCTCAGGGCTATGACTATCAGCGAGATGACGAAATGGCGACGTGGGGATCGGCTGATCTCAAATACTCAATTTCATACGTAATGTGAGGTAATCATGCCAACTCCAAGCCCGCTTGAACCCGTAAAAGGTTCAGGCACAACGTTCTGGATTTACACAGGCACAGGCGATCCCTATGCCAACCCGACCAGCGACACTGACTGGACCCGCACTGCCAAAATCAAAGACCTGACGCCAGGTGAACTGACAGCCGAGTCTTATGACGACACCTACCTTGACGATCCGAACGCGGACTGGGCCAATACAGCGCAGGGGGAAAAGTCAGCCGGTGAGGCTAGTTTCACCCTGGCGTGGAAGCCGGGGGAATCAGGGCAGCAATCTCTGGTGGACTGGTTCTATAACGGCGATGTGCGCGCCTACAAAATTAAATACCCTAACGGGACGATTGACGTCTTTAAGGGTTGGGTAAGCAGCCTCGGTAAAACGATCCCGGCGAAAGAGGTCATCACCCGTAGCGTGAAGATCAGCAACAACGGCAAGCCATCGCTGGCAGAAGAAAGCCGTACCCCGGCCGTGGCCGTCACCGGTGTAACGCTCGACAAGTCTACCCTTGCGGTTGCTGTCGGCGCTAAAAACACAATCAATGTTACGGTCACGCCTTCCGGTGCTACTGATAAAACCTTCCGTGTAGCCTCGTCTGATCCGGCTAAAGCGACTGTAACCGCCAGCGGTAACGTACTGACTGTGACGGGTGTTGCTGCAGGTACTGCTGAAATTATCGTGATGATGAACGATGGTCTGAAAGTCGCGATCTGCCCTGTCACCGTTTCCTGACCGGCGGGGCGCTTGCCCCGTCATTTTTACTGGAGCATCCCATGAGTTTTCTGAAATCAGAGCCATTTACTTTTAACGGCAACACCATTGAGTTGTTTGAGCTGTCCGCGCTGCAACGTATCGAGCATTTGCAATACCTGGCGCTGGATGAGAAATCCCTGCCAAAAGACGAAGGGGAAGAGGGTTATCTACCGTTACGGGTTGCCAGCAATATCCGGCGTGGTGCCCGGCTGATCGCGATGTCACTGTGGCAGGGAGACACCTCAAAGAATGTTGATTCTCTGCACCATGAAGTTCTCTCCGGGTGGTCGCCAGCAATGATTGGTGCCGGAGAACACTTCGTTAAAAATCTCTCTGACATGCTGCCTCTACAGGAGCCAGAGCTGACCAGCGGTGAGGAAAACGAAGACCGCGCTGCTGTGGATGAGGAAGTGAGCGCGGAAAAGCGTTAGCCGGTGAGCTGAGTTTTGTGATGAAACTGGCGCGTGAGTTCCGGCGCCCGGACTGGCGCGCGATGCTTGCCGGCATGTCTTCGACTGAGCTGGCTGAGTGGGGGCGTTATTATGAGCAGCAGTATTTTGAAAACGATTTGCTGGATGCGCATTTCTGCCGGCTCAGTCATCTGGTTGTGTCTCTGATGTGCCCGGATACTGAACTAACCCCGCTTAATTTCAGCCTCCTGAACCCGCCTGAGCCGAAAAATTTACCGATGGATGATGATGTAATGATGTCTGTGGCGGAAAGCCTGGGAGGAGTGCGCTATGGCACAGTCAGTGGGTGATCTGGTCGTTAACCTTGACGTTGATTCGGCTAAATTTACCGAACAGGTGAATTACGTAAATAAGCAGCTGAAGGGGACGGGTAAAGCGGCCAACGATGCCGCCCTACAGGTTCAGCAGGCATTTTCGAAGCAGGAGCTGGCCGCAAAACGAGCCGGGATTTCTGTAGGCCAGTACAGTGCCGCGATGCGAACCCTACCTGCGCAGTTTACTGACATCGCGACGCAGCTGGCTGGTGGGCAAAGCCCCTGGCTCATCATGCTCCAGCAGGGCGGACAAATTAAGGACCAGTTTGGTGGTCTCCGGCCCATGTTCAGTGCTTTGCTGGGAACGATCTCACCAACCATGATCGGAGTCGGGGCACTCGCCGCTGGCACCGCAGCGCTGATGTATTCGTATTATCAGGGATCGAGCACGCTCTCAGAATTTAATAAAACGCTGACATTGACCGGTAATACTGCTGGTCTCACAGCTGTTCGCATGCAGACCATTGCAGCGGCCGGAGAAAAAGCGGGGCTTACATTTAACCAGACCAGTCAGGCGCTGACCGCGCTTGTAACTGCAGGCGTTCACGCGGGTGCAAACTTCGAAGAGCTTGCGATCTCGGTTGCGAAATTTACGGATGCATCCGGTCTGCCGGTCGATAAGGTGGCTGAAGCATTTGGGCGCATGGCCAATGATCCGGCGTCAGGGCTGCTGGCGATGGCGCAGCAGTTTCACAACGTCACGGCTGAGCAGGTTGCATATGTTGCCGCTCTGCAGCGCGCAGGGAATGAAGCAGGAGCACTGCAGGCGGCAAACGAAGCAGCAACGACCGGGTTCAACAAGCAGACTGCCAGCATCCGCGACAACATGGGCACGATTGAATCCGCCGCAGATTCCCTTAAAAAAGCATTCAAATCCATGTGGGATGCGGCACTGGATATCGGCAGGCCGGATACCTCTCAGGAAATGCTGAGTAAGGCAGAGGCGGCCTTTAAGCGGGCGGATGAAATCTGGAATTTGCGTAAGGGTGATCGTTATGTCAACGATGACGCGCGCGCCCGCTTCTGGAATGACCGTGAGACTGCCCGCCAGGCGCTGGACATGGCTCAGCAACAGGCCCGCAATTCTCAACTCGCCCAGGAAAATGCCAGTCGTGAGGCAGGACTGGAAGCCGATCGCCTCAAGTACGCACAACAGGCCCAGGCGAATTACAGCAAAACGCAGACGGCACTGGAGAAGTACACCGATCGCCAGAACGAACTGAATAAAGCGTTAAAAGAGGGGCGGATTCTCCAGGCTGATTACAACATCAATCTGGCCGCGGCGAAAAAAGAATATGAGGACTCGCTTAAGAAGCCGACGAAAACGAGGACGCCGGGCGGGACGAAACTTACCGACAATACCAGCGCTCAGACCATCGAGTTGCAAACCCAGCTGGAGGTATTACGCCAGCACTCTGTAATCAACGACAAAATCAGCCAGCAGCGCCAGCAACTATGGAAAGAGCAGGCCAGATTTACGGTTCTTGAGCAGGCCGCCAAAACCCGCAACTTAACAGATGATGAAAAATCCCTTCTCGCCAGCAAGGACAAGGTGCTCGCCCAGGCGGAAATCAATGCAAGGCTCGGCGATCAGATTGTTACCCAGGAGCGCCTCAATCGACTGCAGGATACCTCGCAGAAGTACGTAACTCAGATGAGCGAGAAAACACGGGCGCTGGCAGAAAGTGCGGGTATGAGCAGCCGCCAGACCCAGCGTCGCCTTGAGGAAGCGCAGCTGCTGCAGGGCTGGAAAAATGCAGGGGGTAATGAAGGGGATCAGCAGTACCAGAACGAACTGAATGCGCTCAGGAATTACTATGGTGAACAGGACGCCCTCCGCCAGAACTGGCAGGCTGGCGCCAAAACGGCCTGGGCTGACTATGTTGATTCTGCTGACGATGCCTACGGGCAGGTGAAATCGCTGGCCGCCGCCACGTTTGACGGAATCGGACAGAGCATGGCCGACATGCTTACGACCGGTAAAGGAAAATGGTCAGATTTCACAAAATCCATTCTGTCGATGATGGCGCAGATCCTCGTGAAGCAAGCCATGGTCGGGGTGGTTGACTCCGCCTCTACAGCTCTTGGTTTTGCCACTGGCGGATTTACGGGTTACGGCGGCAAAAACGACCCGGCCGGTATTGTCCACCGGGGGGAATTTGTCTTCACCAAAGAGGCGACCAGCCGGATCGGCGTCGGAAACCTGTATAGCCTGATGCGGGGATATGCCAGCGGTGGCCTTGTGGAAGGTGGTAAGGGCATCGCCACGCCTCTGGGGGTGAGTGTTTATGCTCCCGTCACGGTTACCCCTTCCCAACAGAGTTCGTCGTCAAGTCAGGCGAGTAGTGACGCAGCCGGCAGGGCCTATCAGCAGGTGGTTGACCGATCTATCCGGGAGGGGATCGCCCGGGAAAGCGAACCTGGCGGAATCATCTGGAATCTGAACAACGGGAGGCGCTAATGGCTATCGAGAAATTCTCCTGGCCCATTCAGTCGGCCAGTCAGCCAACCACGAAAAGCAAAGACACCATCCGGAAAGCCCAGTTTGGTGACGGGTACACGCAGGTCAGCGGATCGGGAATCAATGACGAGACGTTAACCTATGAATATTCCTTTACCGGAAGACCGGATAAAGGGCTGCAGATTTACGCTTTTCTCAGGCGGCACAAGACGAAGTCATTTTCTTTTCAGCCTCCGTTCGGAGAGCTGGCGCTGTGGCGTGTTGAAGCTGACAGCCTGCAGAAAGTGGTGAAGGGAAAAACCGTAATGTACATTTCAGCCACATTTGAACAGGCCTTTGCTCCATGAGTCTTAATCGTGATTATCAGAAACTGGAGCCGGGTAGTGAGGTCCGTCTCTTTGAAGTTGACGGTACCGGCTTTGGGGTATCAGACGTTATGCGTTTCCACTCCCACAATATTGCGCATACGCCAGCGGAAATTGAGGCAGCGGGCGGGGATGAGACCAGGCTACCCGCCAAATCCATCTGGTGGCAGGGACAGGAATATAAAGCCTGGCCCTGCCAGATTTCCGGCATAGAAGCGTCCACCAGTAGTGGCAACGCCAAGCCTAAGCTGTCGGTCGCTAACCTGGACAGTTCTATCACAGCCCTGTGCCTGGCTTACGACGATATGCTGCAGGCGAAAGTGACGATCCATGACACGCTGGCGCATTACCTGGATGCCAGAAACTATTCAGAAGGCAACCCAACAGCCGACCCAACCCAGGAAAAGCTGAAGATATTTTATATCGATGCGAAGAGCAGTGAGACCAACGAGGTGGTTGAGTTCATTCTGACAAGCCCAATGGACCTGCAGGGGCTGATGATCCCCACCCGGCAGCTACATTCTCTTTGTTCGTGGTGCATCCGTAATAAATATCGCTCAGGGGATGGATGTGATTATGCCGGTACCCTGTACTTCGATAAAAATAACAATCCGGTAAGCGATCCTTCACGCGATGAATGCAATGGGACGCTGACTGCCTGCCAGTTACGGCATGGTGCCGATAACGAGCTGCCTTTTGGCGGTTTCCCGGGAACCTCTCTTATCAGGAGCTGACATGCGACAAAAGACGCTTGATGCCATCCTGGCTCATGCAGCTGCGGAGTATCCTCGCGAATGTTGCGGGGTGATTGCACAGAAAAGCCGGGTGGAGCGCTATTATCCCTGCCGTAATCTGGCCGTAAATCCTGAGGAGCATTTTCACCTGTCACCAGAGGACTATGCCGCCGCCGAAGACTGGGGGACTGTAATAGCGGTTGTTCACAGCCATCCTGACGCCACCACCCAGCCAAGCGAACTGGATAAAGCCCAGTGCGATGCAACCCTTTTACCCTGGCATATTGTAAGCTGGCCGGAAGCAGACCTTCGTACCATCCAGCCCCGCGGTGAGCTGCCCCTGCTGGAGCGTCCGTTCGTGCTGGGGCATTTCGATTGCTGGGGGCTGGTAATGAGCTATTTCCGGCAAACCCACGGAATTGAACTGATGGATTATCGGGTGGACTATCCGTGGTGGGAGGATCAGTACCCTGAAAATTTTTATCAGGATTGCTGGTATGAATGCGGCTTCCGGGAGTTCAGCGGTGCTCCGCGCGCGGGAGACATGGTGATCATGCAGGTGCAGGCGAATAAGTGGAACCATGCGGGGATTCTGCTCGAAGGAAACATTCTACTTCATCACCTGTACGGCCATCTTAGCCAGCGTGTTCCTTATGGCGGCTACTGGCAGGAGAGAACGATGAAGGTATTACGTTATAAATCTCTGTGATAATATTTCTCCAAATCAAAAGGAGAATTGACATGAAACTGACGATTTTATTTCTGGTTGCATTTGGTTTAGTGGGGTGTAGTGCGAACTCCTTACAAAAAGGTGAGCCTGTTTATATGGCGTACTCTTCAAAAAATGCAGGCCAAATTAACAAGTGTTTGGCTCCGAAGTGGCAAAACCTTCATCCTCAAGCAAATAGTATTGAAACAGAAACCGGATATAAAATATCGGCGGCTGATGATTTGTTTGGTGTGCTATCTATGGCTCTAATAGATAACGATGACCGTGGCGGGTCCAGCGTTAAAGTATATGCAGCCAGTAAAGGAATTGGAAACCCTTGGGGTAACGCTGCTAAATCGTGTATTTGATTATTCTCACTAATTAAGTATTCGAAGCTGGATTAAATTTTAAAGGTTGTCTACTGTCTGGTAATAAATGACACCATTAATATGGCCCGAAAGGGCCTTTTTTATTGAGAGGTGATATGACAGATGTTTATTCTGAAAGAATGATTAGTATTGAGCTTTACGGGCCATTGGCGAAAATATTTGGTAAATCGCATAAGCGATTAGTTAAGTCTAAATCAGAAGCGATTCATTCAATTTGTAAGACCGTTGATGGTTTCGAGAAATATCTTAATACTAGCAAGTCTCGAGGTTTGACTTACGCCATATATGAAGGCAAAAAAAACATTGGTGTAAATGATCTCGACTTTCCAATAACTGAGGATGTAATACGCATTGTTCCAGTAGTTATTGGAAGTAAAAAAGCAGGCCTACTGCAAACTGTATTGGGCGCTGTATTGGTAGCCGTTGGGGCATTAGGTGCAACATTCGGTCAAGCATGGGGCGGAGCTGCCTGGGGGCCTGCTGCTATGAAAATTGGCGCGGCCATGATGCTTGGTGGGGTAGTGCAAATGCTTTCGCCGCAGCCTGCAGGTTTAGCCAGTAAACAAAGTGCAGATAACCGCGCATCGTATGCTTTTGGCGGCGTAACAAATACTGCCGCTCAGGGGTATCCGGTTCCCTTACTATATGGCCGCCGGCGCATCGGCGGAGCCATTATTTCCGCTGGGATCTACGTAGAAGACCAGCAATAAAAATAATCCTTCTTTCAGGCCACCGTCGGGTGGTTTTTTTATGGGCGCAATATGGCTACAGCAAACGCGATTAAAGGCCGCAAGGGCGGCAGCTCCAGCTCAAGAACACCGACCGAACAGCCTGATGATCTGCAGTCCGTAGCGAAGGCAAAGATCCTTGTTGCGCTGGGAGAGGGGGAGTTTGCAGGGCAGCTCACCGGAAAGAATATTTATCTGGACGGTACACCGCTGGAAAATGCAGACGGCTCTCAGAACTTCGGTGGCGTTACATGGGAGTTCCGCTCTGGAACGCAGGCGCAGAAATACATTCAGGGTATTCCCGGTACCGAAAACGAAATCAGTGTGGGCACCGAAGTTTCAAGTGCCAATGCCTGGACGCGCACCTTTACCAACGGCAAGCTGTCGGCCATTCGTCTGCGTTTGAAATGGCCCTCTCTCTTCAAACAGGAGAAGGACGGCGATCTGGTTGGTAACTCAGTAAATTACGCCATCGATCTGCAGACCAATGGCGGTACATGGCAGACGGTACTCAATACGAGCGTGACCGGTAAAACCACCTCAGGGTATGAGCGCAGCCATCGCATTGACCTACCGCAGTCGGGCAGCACCTGGACAATACGTATTCGAAAGCTTACCGCCGATGCGAACAGCGCGAAAAGCGGCGACACCATGGTGCTGCAGAGTTTTACTGAGGTGATCGACGCCAAGCTGCGATATCCGAACACCGCTCTGCTGTACATCGAATTCGACTCGAGCCAGTTCAACGGCTCGATCCCCCAGATATCATGTGAACCCCGCGGGCGTGTGATTCGCGTTCCTGATACTTACGACCCTGAAAACCGGACGTATACCGGGACATGGACCGGGGCGTTTAAGTGGGCCTGGACCGATAACCCCGCATGGGTTTTTTACGATCTGGTGGTCACTGAGCGTTTCGGTCTGGGAAACAGACTCACGGCGGCGAATATCGACAAATGGACGCTGTATCAGGTGGCCCAGTATTGCGATCAGATGGTACCGGATGGAAAGGGGGGAAGCGGAACCGAGCCACGCTATACCTGCAATGTCTATGTTCAGGACAGGAATGAAGCCTATACCGTGTTACGTGACTTCGCGGCCATCTTCCGCGGCATGACATACTGGGGCGGAGATCAGATTGTGGCGCTGGCGGATATGCCCCGGGATGTGGATTACAGCTATACCCGCGCTAACGTGATTGATGGGCGTTTTACTTACGCCAGCAGTACATCCAAAACGCGTTATACCAATGCACTGGTCTCATGGTCCGATCCGGACAACGCCTACGCTGATGCGATGGAGCCTGTATTTGAGCAGGCGCTGGTGGCGCGGTATGGGTTTAATCAGCTCGAAATGACAGCTATCGGATGCACCCGGCAGTCCGAGGCGAACCGGAAAGGGCGCTGGGGTATTCTGACCAATAACAAGGATCGCGTCGTTTCCTTTGATGTCGGACTGGACGGCAATATTCCTCAGCCCGGGTACGTCATTGCTGTGGCCGATGAATTGCTATCTGGCAAGGTGACTGGCGGTCGCGTCAGCGCAGTAAATGGCAGGGTCATAAAGCTTGATCGCGTCCCTGGCGCAGTTGCTGGCGACCGCCTAATCCTGAACCTGCCTTCCGGAGCATCTCAGGCACGCACTATCCAGTCGATTAACGCTCAGCAGGTAACAGTCACGACTGCTTACAGCGAAACGCCAGAACCTGAAGCTGTCTGGATTGTTGAATCGGATGCACTTTACGCTCAACAGTACCGTGTGGTCAGTGTTGCTGATAACAATGATGGGACATTCACCATCAGCGCGGCCGCGCATGATCCGGATAAATATGCGCGTATCGATACCGGAGCTATCATCGATGAGCGTCCGATCAGTGTGATACCGCCGGGCAACCAGGCGGCACCCACAAACATTACCATCGACAGCTATTCAGTGGTTCAGCAGGGGATCAGCGTTGAAACCATGCGCGCCAGCTGGACGGCTGTGCCAAACGCCATTGCTTATGAAGCGCAATGGCGCCGCAATGACGGGAACTGGGTAAATGTGCCGCGCAGCTCTACCACCTCGTTTGAAGTTGCGGCGATTTATGCCGGGCGATATCTGGTGCGCGTCCGCGCCATTAATGCCGCTGAAATTTCTTCGAAGTGGGCCACCTCCCTTGAAGTAACGTTAAAAGGGAAGGTCGGCGCGCCGCCGGTACCCATCAACTTTCGGACGACGCCATTATTATGGGGCGTGCAGCTGGACTGGGATTTTCCTGCAGATACAGCGGATACGTTGCAGACCGAGATTCAGTATTCCACGGACGCCGCCGGCACGAATGCGATGTTGCTTACGGATGTGCCTTATCCGCAGCACATGTATCAGCAGCTGGGCCTGAAAGCCGGGGTAGGGTTCTGGTACCGCGCGCGGCTTGTCGACCGCACCGGCAACCAGTCAGCCTGGACTGACTTCATCCAGGGTAGTAGCAGCTCGGTTGCCGCGGATTACCTGGTGGATATCGATAACCAGATCAAACAGACCGACGCCTACAAAAACGTCGTAAAAGAAATAACTGACCTGGGTGATGACCTTCAGTCAGCGCGCGATGACATCACCACAGTCACTACAGAGTCGGCGGCGACCAAAGCGGGGCTGGCGCAGGAGGTCACGGACCGTAAGAAAGCCATCACCGACGAGGCAACGGCGCGCGGGCAGGCGCTACTGACCGAGAAGAACGAGCGTCTGGCAGATATCAGCAACGTCAACCAGACGATTCAGACCAGCACCGAATCGCTGGCGCAGCAGATCGCCCAAGTGTCAGCCGGCACCGGTTCGCAGTTCGACCCGGCCAAAATCTGGTACTTCGATTCGACGACAGAGGGCTGGTCCGGGAACGGGACGCCGACCATTGTTGATGGCTGGCTGCGTCCGGCAAACCATGCCTCTGACCCCTGGGTCGCGTCGCCGGGGTCGCTGGGCATAACAGCTGCGGCGTATCGCTTTCTGAAGCTTCGTATCAAGAAAGTGGGTAATCCCGCCTGGGTAGGGGAAATTCGCTGGCGCAATACGGCTGGTTTCAACGACACCAACCGGTTCACCGTGGCGGAGCCCGCTTATAACTCTGACGGCGTCGCCACTCTTGAGTGTGACGATATCCCCTGGCTGGCCGACACGACGATTAACCAGATTCGACTGGACCTGTCCATCAAGCAGGATGCGACGAACTACTACCTGATCGACTGGGTGGCGCTCGGGCGGCCAACGCCGGGGGCCGGGATGGCCGCGCTGCAGCAGGAAACGACAGCTCGTGTTGCTGGCGACCAGGCGGAGGCCACGGCGCGCGAGACGCTGGCGACGCAGATCCGGGGCGGCTATACCGGAGACGACCCGTCAAAACTGGCTTCGGGGCTGCTGTATACCGAACGCCAGGCGCGCATCACCGCGCAGGAAGCGGAGGTGACAGCGCGAACTCAGCTGGAATCGACAGTAAACGCCAACAAAGCCAGCGTGACGCAGGAGCTGGCAACGCTGACGACGGAGCAGGAGGCGCAGGCCACTACGCTCTCGGGCCTGCAGACTACTGTTGGTAAAAACTCCGGCGATATTACGCGCATCGATAAAGCCGTCGCTGATAACAACAAGGCGCAGACCACCGCGCTGGCTGCGGTGAAGGCCACGACCGACCAGAACACGGCGGACATCAGCACGGAAACCACGGCCCGCACGGATGGTGACAGCGCGCTGGGTCGTCGTATCGACAGTCTGAAAGTTGATGTGGATGGCAATACCGCAAGCCGGGACGCCGGTATCATCGGTAACATCACCAACGCGCTTGCCAACTTCACCGCTTTCTCTGATCAGCGAGTCACGTTTGCTGTAGCCGACATGAAAGCGATGGCCGAGATCACCGACGTCCGGAAGACCTCTGCGGATGCCACAAGCGCCGTTGCGGAGCAGGTCACCTCGCTTAAGGCCACGGTTGAACAAAACGGCCAGACCAACGCTGCAGCCATTACGCGCATTGATAAAGCCGTTACGGATCTGGAGAGCGCCACCGCGACCAGTATTGAGCAGGTGACGGCTGCGATCGGCGATACCAATGCCAACGTCCAGACGACCAGCCAGGCTGTAGCTGACATCAACGGTAAGCTGAGCGCGCAGTGGGGCGTTAAAGTCCAGGTGGAGGCGAACGGCATCAAGCGCATCGCGGGTATCCAACTGGGCATTGATGCCACAGGCTCCTCTAACTTCCTCGTCAGCGCCGACACGTTCGCGGTTTATAATCCGACGACCACAGGACAGGAGTTGGTGTTCGCGGCGACCGGCGGCCAAATGTTCTTGCGATCGGTGTTTATCCAGGATGGTTCCATTGATAACGCCAAGATTGGCTACCAGATAAGTTCTAATGACTGGAACGATCTCGGCCCATGGGACCCGAACGGGCGCGGCTGGTGTATCCGCAAGGATGGATCGGCTTATTTTAATAGCGTGACAGTCAGAGGGACTGTTTATGCCACCAACGGGAGCTTCAAAGGAAGCATCGAGGCAACCAGCGGGAGCTTCAGGGGCACGGTAGAGGCTACGTCTTTCATAGGGGACGTGGCAAACGTAGGTATAGCGCCGGATGCCTACATATCAGGCGCTGGCGTAGCATCAAGTTCAATTACCTTTACCGACTCATCCTCCTCATCGCTGGATAAATCGGCTCTGCTTGAGGCAATGGTTTATGTCACATCTATCTCTGGCACAACGTCCGTAAATATCACCCTTAACATTAACGGGAATGTTCGTGATATGGGCTCTATCAGCGTGCCTGCCGGGACGGGAGGACTCTGGGTGACCGTGCGTCATGCGGTTCGCAATCTCACGGCCAGCGTGATTACAGGGACCATTTCTGTTGTTGGTAACGGGACGGCAAGTAAGCGAATTGCCGCTCCGACACTGACCATTACCCGGGGCACCGGCTCCTTCTCCTGATCCTCATAACCTCAGACCATCTAACCCAGCTCCGGCTGGGTTTTTCATTTTAAGGACATCATGAATGGCCACACTTGATGACGATTTAGCAAAAGCCGTCTCGGAAGGGTTTCGCCTGGCGCAAAGCAGTATCATCAACCAGGATCTGATTTTATCCGGGACAGGTGACGTCACCGTAACCCTGGCTGACGGCTCGAAAAAGACCGGACCCAGCTGGTCGAAGCTGATCGCTGCAGCGACCGCAGCTGGAACCAGCGCTGCCGCAGCCAAAACTTCCGAAACGAATGCCCTTGCTTCAAAAAACGCAGCTGCAACCAGCGCCACGAACGCGGCAACGTCTGAGGGTAACGCTCTCGCATCGAAGAACGCTGCCAAAACCAGCGAAACGAACGCGAAAACGTCTGAGACGAATGCCAAAACGTCGGAGACCAACGCAGCCGCCAGCGCCAGCAGTGCCGCAGCATCACTGGCCGCCGCGCAGTTGCTGACTTCTGTGCCCTATGAGGAAGCTCCATTCCCTGATGTGTGGGCACCGCTCAATGATGACCTGCGGCTGCTGGCCGGTTTCGCGCCTTATGACCGGTTGACGATTTCCGGCCAAGTGCTGGAACTGCCGACAAAGTCACTAACGTTTAGTCGGGCAACTACAGCGACTTATATTGATAAATCCGGGGTGCTTAGAATAGCAGCAATTAACGAGCCGCGTTTT